TCAATTTTACTATCATTTTTAATAAACGGTTGAGCTTTTTCTAGTATTAAATCTTCTAAAGTAAGGTTCTTGTCAGTTTGTTGTCGTACAGATAACTCTTCGTTTAACTCTTTTATCATTTCAGGATTAAATCTATGATTCTCTATAGACATCTTAATACCGTTAATTATTTGTTCTTTAGCTATTTCTTTTTTAGTTTCAAATATATTAACATTACCCTCCCCAACTCTTTCTGTAGCTATTTTTTCTATTTCTAATTCATTAAATTGTATGTTAGCTGCAACCTCTTGTATATGGTCTCCTAACATAGGGTTAGCGTTTAACTGTCTATTATGTAACCCTACAATAAGCTCTCCCCCACTTGTAGTAACATCAAAAGTTCCTTGAGATTCATTCCATTTAGTTTCATATTGATTGTATGAGTCTTTTAAACTATTAAACTCTTCTTCACTTAATACTGATGCAGGCATTCCAATTTCATTACCATCTATATCTGTAGAAATAACTCGTTTATATTCTTCATAACTATCATATTGACTTACATCTGAAGCTTTACCTAATTCATTAGATTGAATTTCTACATTTACCGTTTCTCTATCTAAAAATTCTTTTTCGGCATCTCTTGATTTTTTACCAAATTTTCCATCTACACCATCATCATTAGGCCCAGTGTCACCTAAATCAGTTTCTAAGTTTTGCTCAAGTAAAAACTGTTGCTTCTCTTTATCTGTTTTTAATGAGTTATATTTATTTAGTAATTGTTGAGAAGGTAATCTTTCTTTTAATATATTCTGTTGTTCAGATACTGACTTAGAATAAAAGTCTGCTTTTTCTTCTTCTGTCATAGATAAGTCAGTTTCCGTATATGTTGTTGGAGTTTCATGGTCGTTCCACATATTGTGGTTCATAGGAGTACGAGTTCTTGTTCGGTGTAAAGTATAATTTTCAGTAGTTCCAAAATGTTCTGTGTCAGAAGCAATTCTATCCTCCATCGCCTTGTCCTCTTCTTTAATACCTATAGACTTTTGAACTTCACCTATAGCATGTTGTTTAAGTCTTTGAACCTCCATAGCTGCCTTACCTCCATCTAATTTAGGATTTAAAATAGCGGCTGAATTATTATAAAAATATTCACTAACAGCATTAACTTGTTTTGTTATATAATCAGTATCAACCTGTCTAATTTTAGACACATCAATATCTTTAAGACCCTTTAAAAAATCGTCTTTAGCTTTTTTCTTTTCTTTTTTCTTTTTATCTAATACTTGAGCGGCATACCTAGCTCCTTCAGCAAGTTTACTTGTATCAAAAACTTGAGCTTTACCGTATCCTATTTTTTGTTCTCCTGGGTATTTAATTGCCATTTTATATTATATTTTAACCTTATTCTCCAAGCCATATAGAGCCCATATCCGAACCTTTTGAGACAAATCTTGACCCTCCATACTGAGCAAATACATCAGTCCAATTTATACTTCCACCTTCATCTTTAAAACTCTCATTTCTAAATTCAGGCAAGTTATCTACCGACCAATTATAAGCGTCCATATCTCCAGCAGCGGCTTTTTTCAACATTTTTCTAGCTATTGTTTTTTGTTTACGAGAACCTTCGTCCGCAAGTGCAAAATCTACCATTTCTGACTGATACTTCCCTTTATAACTTTGATGAGATAAACTTTCTCTATTATTTAAATCTGCTAAAGGATTTTCTTGATTTTCTGGTAGTCCTGAATTTGTAATCTCGTTGTTCTTTGTTTGTTGGTTGTGTAAATCTCTTTCTTTTTTAGTTATACCAGCCGCGTCTTGATGAGCTATTCCTGTTTGTATAGCACTACCAGCTGTAACTAATCCTCCAGCAACATTTTGCATTCCAGCTCCTATTTGAGCTCTAGCGTAATCTAAGTCTGCTGAATATTCACTATAATCATGTTGAAATCTTTTCTCTCTATAGGCAGCCATAACATTTCTAGCTTCTTGAGCTCTTAAAATATTTTTATCTCTAGCCGCTACATCTTGTTGTAGTAATTGTAGGCTAGAACGGTCTTGTTGAGCTTGTATTTGAGAAATCATCCCTAAACCACCTCTTCTATCAGAAGAACTTCGTAAAGCGGTTTGAGCAGCTCTTTGTTGATTATCTAGAAAAGCGGCTTTTTGCTCATCAGGCAATCCTTGATAAGCTCTCATCTCAGCTTCAGACATATTCTTAGCTATTTCTGGAGGTATTTGAAATTCTGGTTTATTTAAACTATCTCTAAGTTCTCTTCCAGACCTCTGTTGTCCAATCCCTTGAGCCACTTGTATTCCACCTCCTACTACGGCTACACCTGCTGCTACCCATGTCATAAGCTTAACATTTTAATTATTTTATTTTTTATTTTTTTTACCACTCCTTTTTCTGAAGATATAAACTTATCATACTCTTCATAATCTTTAGCTATTACTATTTTTTCCAACTCCTTCAAATCTTCAGTATTAGTAGGATTGTGATGTATAGTTGTCCATACTAAATCTGTAATAGCATATAAAGCTCTTTTTGTACCTGGCTCCGAAATCATTGATAATGGAGCTTTTAATACTTCTGACCCTCCTGTTTCCGTTAAAACTAAAACCTCTCCTTTTAAAAGAAAGTTAGGGTGTTTATGTTTATGTATTTTACCTGTTAACAACATCCCTTTTGGTATAAATATTTCTCTAACATATATACCGTCTGAGAAAGAATGTTTTAATGGACAAGCTTCATTATCACCTATATAAGTGTTAAAATCAACAGAGTCTATACTTTTTAAATTGTTTTCTATATCATATATAGCTTGTCTTATTTCTTTTTTTAATTCTTCTGTTATTACTAACGAACTCATTTATTAAATTTAATTTCTACAAATATACCTATTTTTAATAACTTTTACAAGTTATTTGTTATTTCTTTCGCTAGAAAAGATGTTAACATTAACAGCAAATAGTCTTGAAAGTATATTTGAAGGATTAGATAATTTAATTAAAGCAGACGTACTTCTTATCCTATCTCCCTCTATCATACCCCCTGGACTATTAATATCGTTTAACACTTGAGCATAATGAATATTTTCTCTAGTATCAAAATCTGTTGTAAATATACTTGTTTTTTGACCATGCTTATTTTCAATATCCGCACTCCATATGTGGTCAGATTCTGTAGATATAGCTTTGTAAACCTTATTATTAGAAGGAGAAACATTACTTACTAACCATAACTCACTGTTAACACTATTGCCATAAAATTTATTATATTCTTTATTTTGTAAAGAGTCAACACCCCTATCATGATGGTATAATTCTCCCCCTACATACGAAACAATACCAACCCCAGAAGAGCCCATTGTTTCTGGATAATAAGTATAAAAAGCGTTCCACCTATTTGTTTGTTCTGTAAACCCTATTGTTGAAGGTTGTAAAATAACAGATTCTATAACAGGATTGTTAGGGTCAGCTTGCTCCCCTAATATTTTATCGTAAGAAACTATATACTCTCCATATTTTCTATCAAAAACTCCATGTATTTTATATTTATTAAAATTAGCTTTTTCTAAAATAGTTACACTTAAATCACTAAAATAATCTTTCATTTTGTACATAGATATTTCAGTTAATCCATCTTGAGAAAGTCTTAATACACACCCTCTTTTAATGTCTGCAAAATACATTCTTATACCATGAGACGCGAATGATTCTGGATTTTTACATATACCATAATTTCCTAAATAAGGAGTGGCTATAGATAATACAGCGTCTGTAGCGGCAATATTACCACTACCGTCCATATTATACATTATATTTTTATTAACTAAAGATTTAGAAACTTTATCTTCTTGAAAAATAATTAAGTTATTATCTCTAGAATGCAACTTTTGTATAGAGTTATATGACCTTTCAAATTCCTGAAAAGAAACGTCTGGCACAATTAAGTTTAATCCATTTATATTTGTATTTGGAATGTAAGGTTCTGAGTATAAACAAGTTGCAAATTTTCTTGTTCTTTTAAAATCTTCAAGAACAGCATTAGGTCTTCCCTTGCTCCAGTAATCTGATTTAAAATTATCTGAATAATGAAAAGACTCCATAGGTGTTATCAACTTACTACTTCTAGTAACTCTATTTCTTAAATAAACATCACCCTTTGTAAATCTACCTGTAGCTCCTTGTATAGTAGTTTGGTTTTGAGCCCAAGTATTTGAAGTGTCATCAATAGCCATATGAAAACCTCCGTTAACCTCCCCCCACTCTGAAAATTCATTATAAATAACCTTATCTTCATCAGATTTCTTTTTAGGAGAATATATTTCTAAAGTCCATCCTGTAAACTGAGGTAAGGCTGTTGGTTGAGTGTCTAAAAATGGTAATAAAACAGTCTCTCTAGCTAAAACTATATAATCTTGAACTCCAACCACTGGTGTAGAAAAAACACCATTTCCTGATGTTGGAGGAGTACTTGTAGTGGTAGGTATAATATCAGGCATATCTTTTTGACCAACTCTACCTACAATTTTAAATTCTAAACTAGTAGGAACAACTGTAGGCACTCCATTTACATTAACAGTTGTAGTAGCGTTAGGAGCGTTATCATTAGCATCCAAAACCATTCTTAATATATCTCCTTCTTGAAAGTCATAAGAAACAACCCCACCTCCATTTGCTGCTGCATACTGATTTATATTGCTAATATCAACTAATATATTATCTCCATAATTTTCATTAGAAGTTCCTTCTCCAGTACCATCATCTTTTAAAGCATGAATACCATCATAAAAACCTTCTGTAACAAATTGAATAAAATCATCTGTTAATGTGTTCCCTCCATATACCCATTGATAATGAGTAGCCCAACTTGGAGCAGTATGTTTAATTTCCCAATCAATATACCACTCTCCAAAACCTCCAGCTGGATTAGGAGAGGCCGCTAAGTCTGAATTTTTAGGGATGTAAACATCAGAAACATCAGCTAACTGTACAGAAGAACTTCTGTTTCCTTCGTCATAATAAACTATTCCAAACCTGTGTTTAGCTCCTGTTTTAAATGAAGGGACTATAGGTTGTTGACCAGCTGCTGGACAAAGGATAGAAAATTGACTGTTACCAAAAATATCATTTGGAGTAAAATATACAGCTTGGTTACCTGCATATAAAGCTTGCATATTATTCATAAACCCATTATCACCAGCAGCTATATCTATAACACAGGTTCCTGTACCAGCGTATGTGTTGTCGTTAATTTCTAACTCAAATCTATCATTACTACCAGATTGAAACCTTCCAGCCCCCAATTCATTATTAACCATGTCATACCCTATACCAACAGCAAATCCAAGTTGTTGAGCTCCACCAACCCAAGAAGAACCTACACACGCAAGTGCTGTATTAGCTCTACCAGAAACTTGATGGGAACCAGTTGACATGTAGTTTTGCCATCCTGTACTCATTTCATATATACTCGTAGAGCCAGGAGTGGATACTATTTGGCAAAGACCCGATTGGTCAAGAAACCACTGTTTACCATAAGCCATATCTACCTGCATAACAACATAAGTGTTAGCTCCCACGGTTTGAGGGTAAAAATTAACAGAATCTATAGTAGGGTCTAAAGAGCCATTTACATTATTTGGAAACAATAATCTACTAGTGCCTTGAACAAAATCTCCAGCTATAGTTCTAACATTCCAAGCGCTAGTACTTATAAAATCCCCTCCATTAGTAATGCTTCCAGAATTTGAGGCTAAAGTAGATAAATCTGTACATATATTACCAGCTATATTAAAAGGAAGCATATTGCTACTATATAATGTAGAGTTATAATCCATATTTATAATTCCTAAATTCCCACCGTGGTCATCTTGATTACCCATACCAGCTCCATCTTTTTCTAATGTTTTTGAAAAAAACAAATCATCAATTGACAATCTGTATGTATTAAAGCAATTTGGTGTTGGAGGAGTTATTAACCATCTAATATAAAATCTACCCCTAGTTTGTCTTTTTGTTCCAGCAAATACAGTTTCAGCATTACCTATTTGCATTCTCGCTTGTACATCTATATTATTTATAATATTGTTTACAGTCTGATTATTTATTTGTGAAGTTGTAGGTTGTCCTGCTGTTAAAGTTATATCTTTATTATCAACTCCTGTTTGACCAGTGACAACATTTCCGTATACCAATCTATTTCCTTCTACTATTTCTTGAGCTTTAGCTTTGTGAGGAATATCACTATATAACATATTTGATTCTATAATATCAATAGTAGCGTATATAGAATCATTATAAAAATAAAATTCATAATCCGTATTATCAGATAAAGAACCTAAAAAAGTAGTAGGTACAGTGTTAACTGTTGTTGTAGTATTTAAACTAACTTTTTCTGAAACATCACTTTTTTTAATATCAGCTATTAATTGAAAGTCATCTAATCCATTTGTATTTCTAGAAGCTATTTGTATTCTACTAACCGTATGGTGTCCTGAATTAAATTTTAATGGTAAAACATTGTTTGTGTTTTGTGTTTGACCTGTAGTATTATAAAACGCAGAAAATGTATTGTCTATATAAACAGGACTAATAGGAGACCAAGTACTTTTTTCTCCATCATCATATATATATCTATATTTAAATTGATATGATTTTCCTTTTAACTGATTAGACAGTAAAGTTGTATCACTAGTAAACCCATTAGAACTTCCTATGCACTCCAAATGTTTATGAGGAGGTTCTTTGATAGCATTTATTGTTTGAGCGTCTATAGATGTGTACCCTCCAGTTAAAGCTTTGTCAAGATTTATTTTTCTAGGAGGATTTCTATCGTCAGTCCAATAAAGTAATCCTTGAGGAAATTTATCTTCGTCATCTCCTAAAACATTAACTGCTGTAATTAATTTATCAGGATGAAAATTTAAAATATTATTCTGTATTACCGTTTCAATTAATTCATTTTGAGGATTATATTTAAATATAGAATCTGTACCCCCAGTACCTCCTGCTAAAAAATAATAAACTACATTAGCATTTAAATCTTCATAACTCCCTATAACTGTACCATTTGTAAAGTTAGGATTTATTACATGTTTATTAGAGCGTATATTTTCAACTGTTCCAGCGCTATCTTCATCAGATACATTAATACGGCAATTTACAGCTTTACGATAATCATTTTTGGCTACGAATCTTTCATCCGTATCCATATCCATACCTCCGCCTGCAATTATTTTCTTTTCTAACGGCATATATTAAAATCTAGGAGATTGTTTAAATCCTTTTCTTGAAATTCTTCTAGCTTGGTCTGGAGTAAAGTTAAGAACTCTAGCTCTAGCAAGTCTTTTTTCGTTATACCAATCTCTTCTAGCTAATTCTCTATCTTGACCACTAGAATTTCTTTTTCTTTGTATAGACTTCCAGTATATATAAGCTCTTAAAGCCTCTTCAGAAAGAGTGTTTATAGTATTGTCTCCATTTACATTAGAACCATCACTAATATATTCTAACACAATTTCATCGTGTTCTACATCTGAAGATAAAGCAATTTGATTGTTTTCTCTATCTACTCTATAATAACCATTAGCATTTTGACCTCCACCTAATCCATAAACTCCTCCTGTAGATTCTCCATTTCTATAATTACCTATCCATGTAGAGCCCATTTTACCATCATTAGCCACTTCATTACCACACACATCTATTCCTTTACTTAGACATATTTGCTCATCTATACCTAATGTATATATTCTTCCATCAGGCTTACAAACTCCTATTCTAGTATAGTTAACATAATCACAAGGTAAATCTACTGTTAAATTAGAGTTTACAGGTAATGTAATTACTTTAACCTCCATTAAAACATCAAAAGATAATTCTTTTAACCCTCTAAGAGCTAAATCTAAATATTGCATATATTTATGCTCTGTATACTCTCCTTGTTGTATTAACAAGGATTTAACTACCTCATCTATTTTTATACTACCATTCATATTATTCTATATTATCATTTTGTTCATCATGTGGTATTTGTTTTTGCATACTATATAGTTGAGCCACATTTTTAACTACTTCTGACTGAATATCAGCTGGAATTGGGAAGACTACATCATCAGCTATACTTCCTGAATTTAATACCATTTTAAGTAACACAGTATTACCACAACAATCACTAACGCTATCGTTATAATAAATTTTATTACCCTCTACAAAAAACCCATCTCTCCCACCTAAAGCAGAAGAAGGTAATCCATTATATAAACCCATAGAACCATTAGGCATTCTAATAAAAGCACTTTTCTGATTTTTTTGATAACTAACTTGCCATACCCCGTAGTCATTTGGTAAAGATAAAGGGTTTCCTGGCAAATCTGAATACAACATATCTTTTTCCGCATCCTTTTTTATTAAGACGTTATCAAAAGATGATATAACATCTCCAGCTACAACCATTTCTCCTATTTGTAAAGATTCAAACAATCTAAGCCTAACTAACCTGTCTCTTTCTTGCTCTACAGCGAGAATAATCTCTCTAATATCTATATCGTTATCATTAGTTATATCTCCAGAATTTATTATTCTAAGTATTTGTTCTGCTATTTTTAATTTTGTTGTTGCCATATTTTATATTCCTGTTTGTCTTTTTCCTTCACTATACTGAGCTAATTCAGCTTCTCTAAGGTTAACACCTACAAATGATAATATCCTAATAGCTATTTCATTAAAAACTTGTTCTGACCATTCAAGGTCTATAGAAGTAGCCGCGTTATATACTGGTCTATCATTAATTATTGTAGAAGCCCAATTTGGAACTCGCGGTCTATGTAAGTATGTTAACTCCACAGAAGATAAATCTTTAGGATAATACTGAATACCATCTTCAAAAAAAGCTAGAATAGGATGGTCTTTAGTTGGAGCTACAATACTGCTTGATAAAAGTTTATTTAACTCACTGTCATCCACTGGTTTCACACCAACTGTTTTTTCTATTGTAGAGGTTGAAGATTGTCCACTAACAGCAGAAGAACAATCAACACATCCAGCATTCGCTGAGCTGTCATCCAAATCTACTTCTGATAAATACCTATATGTAGCTTTACTAAAATGCATATAGTCATCAGGATAATTCATCATACCATCTGAGTTAATAGGCAACATAACTCTTTTTATAAACATTCTTAAATCATCAGAGATTTTTTGAGTTTGTTGATAAGCAACTCTAGGAATAGGTCTTCCCGCTTGATATTCAGCGGGATTATTATACCTTTCCATAAACAACTGCATTTGAGCTCTGTCTGCAGCAAGATTAAATTCTGTAGGTTTAATAAATCCAGATTGTTCTTTATTTGCTACAAATTGAACAAATCTATACATTTCATCTATATTGATAGCCATATTTTATTTTTTATGAACAACCACAGGTTTCACTGCAGTTTGTTAATGTTGCTATTTCTGTTAAATACGCTGTAGCTTGCGTCGCATCATAACAACTGTTAGATGTATTAGAAACTATACCATATAAACCGATAAGCACAGTAACCTTATCCAGTATAGCTAAATATTCTTCAGCTAACTTAGGGTTTGAACATTCAGCCGCAACGTATTTATTATTTATTGTTTCTATACAACAGTAAACATCACATATTGTAGTTATTGCCATTTTTTTTATTTATTTATTATTAATCACAACCACCGCATTCACAATCACATCCGCAGTCAGTTAAATCTATTATATCATATAATAATGTAGGGTCATCTATTATACTAGTACAATCTAATGTAATATCATACATAGCTAATAGGTGTCCTGTTCTTTTTAATATATATCTATATTTTTTAATATCATTTTCATCACAATTACACTCAGCTCTATCTAATTTAGCTCTCACCTTTTCAATACATTCAGTTACAACACAAGGGTCAACATAACATAGTACATTTTTATTATTAGTATATGTTAAATTTTTAATTATACAATATTCTTCGTGACTTACAGTTCCAGGCATATCCCATATTATATCTGTAATAATAGAATTAGACCAAACTCCCACTTCTAATCCAGTATAATTTAAAGCACTTGCAGAAGATGATAACACTGGAGAAGACAAACTAGAACCCGATGGAGGTGATAAAGAATGAGTTCTGGTAAAACTATAAGGAACATTATTAATAGAGTAATTTGTCATATCTAAACTATTAATTATATCGTCATTACAATTGTATGTTATAGAGGATGATATAGCTAAAGCATTAAATGTGGTAATACTTAATCCATTTAATAGAATAGTTTCAGTTGCTTCTACAGTAGTTCCTCCACTAAAATTCCAATCAAATGTTATTTCATAAACGTCATTATACAATGTACCCCCTGATAATATTGTTATATCTGTATTTGTTCCGTATTTTGTTGTAGCGTTATAAGTTCTTAAAGAAGCTAGGTCATTATCTATAAATATATCAGGACTAGACAAAGCTCCTGTATAAATTACAGAATTGTTATTTACTAACTTAACTTTAATTGCTATTTTATAAGGTAATGTATTATTAGTCCCAAGATAATTATTATTGTCTGTAAATGTAAATTTATTAGTTGATAAATTCATACACACATCTAATGGAGACACTCCAGGAGGAAGTATAGCTGGCTCTGTAATTGTTACAGAACCAGTAACATAACATCTGTTATATATACCGAATATGTCCCCGCTGTAAGACCACTTAATGAAGAGGATGTGTTTCCATTACTCCATAGATATGTATACGGAGCGGTTCCTCCACTAACTGCAACTGAAGCTGTCCCATCTGAACCTCCATTAGTAGTAACATCTGTTGACGACATTGTTACGGCTAAAGAGGTACTAGCTACTACCGCAGTTTGTCCAGATTTTACACACCCATTACCTAAGTCAACTTCAAAAATATATAATCCTGGACTTGTAACAGAGTTAACAGCTAAAGTAGCTCCTTGACTATTATTACCAGAAGAAACAACAGAGCCAAAACCATCTTTCCATTCCCAAGTGTATGTTGTAATTCCAGAAGCTAAGTTTGACACAGTAGGATTTAAATCTATCATTCCACATCCATCTCCTGCAATTTGAGATATAGTAACTGTACCCTGACACGGAGGAGGTCCTGCATTAATTACAAATGTAACTCCTTGAGTACATCCATAACTATCCGTTATTTTAAGAGCGTATGTTCCAGGGACTAATGAAGATATAGCTGCTGTATTAGCTATAAAATTATTAGGACCTGTCCATTCATAAGTATATGGAGCTTGACCATTTGTTCCCGAAACTTCTAATTCTCCATCGTTAGCTCCAAATTGACTTTCATGTTGTTGATTTATTAATGCATATCCTATATTATAATTATCACAAGGACTACTACCAAAAGTATTCCATATAGTAACACCATATCCATGATATGCATATCCTCTAATATCAACACTACTTCCATTTAAAGTGGTAAGCATCGCCGCATAATCAGCATTAGATGATTCACTTAATGAACTATGAGATGCTTGTCCCCCTACATTTTCCTGTACTATTAAAATAGAAAGTTTTGTAGTAGGAACTTCTCCATGAGGAGATTGAATCCAAGATAAATACTGAGATTCTGTTTGTACAACGCTAGCTCCCTCATTTATCATTTCATTATTCATCGTATAAGAATCTAACGATATTTTAGGTAGACCACCACAAAGATTCCAATTTGTTGTATGTGAATAATTTGCGTAATCAGCGTCCTTATCTGGTCTAAATTTAAAATCTGTAAATGTGCTTTTTTGGTCTGCCAACTCTTTTATATAAAAAGTAGCGTCTGGTATATTATTTGTTGTTCCACTATGACTGGTTCCTATCCCTGTACATGAAGCGTTACGATAATCGGTTGTTGACAGTTCAACATCAATATGTTGAAATTTATTATGATAAAATGCCCAAGCGTGGTTTAATTGTGGTCCTCCAAAAGGATTACTTGCAGTGTTAACTATAGGAGCGTTAGGAACTCGTATTAAAGATTTTTCTTTTGTATCATTACTCATGGCGGTTCCCTCAACTCTTGTATAAAAATGATGTTTACCATGAACCCATACAGTTATTTCTTTTGAAAAAGAATTTCCAATAACTGGAGCTGAAGGAAAATTTAATCTATAAGTTCTTTCTGTTCCATTATCTGGTAGGTCGTCAAAATTATATGTTAACGCACGAGTCCCATTAGTGACAGCAGCGTTAGGAGTTGTCCCTGAAGTAAACATGTTAGGATTAGTAGAACTATCCCCTGTTATGTCTTCAAAAGTTGGTTGAGCCCATATCTCGTTGGGGTTATTCAGTATTCCCCCCATAGTTATAGTATACAAATCAAACTGTACCTCCGCTTTGTGTCTTACTGTACCTGAATCATCGTATACATGTTTTCTTGAAAATGCGAGTAGTACTCTACCTACCTCTCCTGCCATTTATTTTATTTTTTATGATATGAATACAAATATAGTGAATTTATTGCAAAAAAGAAAGGGATATGCGTAAAACATACCCCTAACTTATATATATAATAAATATTATTATTTAGAACTTACAACTTTTTGTTTTTTAGTAGGTTTTTCTTTCTTTACTTCTAGTGTTTCGCCTTTTAATAATTTAACAATTTTATTAAAAACTTCCTTACCTTCAGTTTCAAAAGTAAAATCTACAAAATGTTCATAAGGATTAATACCAACAGGAATAACGGTTATTAACTGTTTAAGCCCTGTTCCCCATTTTATTTCTCTTTTAGAGGTATTAATTACAATTATTCTTTCATCTTCAGCGTCCATAATAACTTGTTTTCTTTCAAGTTTAGGATTAGAAATTTCTTCCATAAATAATACAGGGTCGTTTTTAGCCATAACCATCATATCATGCTTGATTTCATACATACTTCTATCAACATTAACATCCATAGCTCTAGCGTATCCAACCATTTTTTGAGCGTCCATAGACATTAAAGTTTCTACAGCATGAAATTCTGTTTCTAAACTTTCTAAATCTTTTTCAGCATTACTTTCTAAATCAACAGTTTCAAATATCTGCTTCTTTGTTTTCATTCTATTTGGATTAGAAGCGTTATAATTACTTTTTTCTAAAAACTCTCTTAAAGTAACTTGTTGATATTGTACAGGTAAAGAACCATTATTAAAAACAATATCACCTAGTACAGGGTTAAATCCTGTTTGTTCATCTGCGTAAATTGATTGCTCCCCTAAAACGTATTGGATTTTTCTGTTTCTTCCAGTTTTTTCATCAAAGATTTCATCTATAGATGGTATTCTATGACTAACTGGATAGTGCCTTCCTTCGGTGGAAGGTTTTTCATTTTTATAAGTTAATCTAAATATAGTAACTTGTTGTTTTTTCTTTGCCATTTTCTTAAATTTAATATAATTAATAAAAAAAAGATTGGGGAGGAGACAAATCCTCCCCGCTCTTTATATAATCAAGAACTTAATTAAGCTCTCTCAAGTAAGATAAATCTGTTGTTTGCGAAACCTTCAAATCCTCTTTCTGTTCTGTAGTGACATCTTAACTCGTCAACATCAGAAGTAGGATTAGCAAGTCCAGCAGAACCTGTTAACCAGTGCTCCATTTTTCTAGAGTATCCTCCAGCTTCTTTATATCTAACTCTTAAAGAAGGAATAGACTCTCTAGTTTTCGCATCTTTACCCATATCTCCAGGAATAACAAGACCCATACCAGAATAGTTGTATCCTGTAGCTCCCATCATTGGAGAATAACTTAAAGCTTCGTATGCTTTCTTATGGAAAGTATATCCACCTCTAGCGAATGATTTAAATCCGAAAGCAACTCCTATTTCTTCAGAACCATTAAAAGCTCCGTAAGAGATACCTCCACCTGCAAACATTGCAGCAACCGCATCATCAATAGCTAACGATAAGTCAATTCCACACCACATAGTGTTTTCCTTAGCTCCTCTATTAGCATCTAATGTACGAATCATAGAATCAAAATCAGAAAGGTTAAATCCAGCTAATTGGTTATAAGTTTGTGAATTACCACTTCTCATAAAGTCAATTAAACCTTCAGTACCATTAATACCACCAGAACCGATTGTACCAGTTAAAGCAGCGTTGGTGTTAGTAGCAACTTGACCTAATAACATTTGCATTTCACAGTAGTTATTGAATCTTTTGTAAGTATCACCTTCACCTTTTAAGTACCATAGGTATCCAGATTTTCCAGTTGCAGCATCATTTACTTTAAACCATATTTTGTTAGTAGCCTCAGAACCAGTTACCTGGAAAGAGTCTTTCATAATCATAGTATAGTTTTCGTAGTGATTAGCAGTTGGAGTAATTCCATCAGGTTGTCCTGTACCTTCAGCGTGCTCATTACCAATTACAATTAATACATCAGAAGCAGTTAAAGCTGTCCATGAAGCGTTTTTGTAAGGCACTACAGTTATTGTATTAGCTGCACCCCCAGAATGTGGTTTAGCAGTTACAAGACCTATCTCACCATAAGGATTTTGTATAATGTCTCCAACTCTTACAAAAAAGTTACCATTAATAGTACCATCAGAAGAGTAAGTAGGGTCTAAAGTTAAAGAAGTACCACCAACAGCAACAGTTGGAGTACCAGTTTGTTTGAAGTTTTGATGTAAATAATCATCTTCATAGTGCTCAAATTTACGTTGAGACACTGGAGCCATAGCGCCAATAGAATCCAAGAATCCCATTAACGATTGCTCTCCATATCTATTCACAAAGTCTTCAGCAACCTCTGGTTTATGAATACTAAGTGTAGATACATAGTTTTCGTTTGTAGCCACCTGAAAAGCACTAGGAATCCCAGGTGTAGTAGTATATGCCATTTTATTTTATTTTAATACATTAATTATTCTAGTTATTTTACATATTCTTTCTTAACTCAGCAGCAATTTGCTCAGCTATAGAAAGAGGTTTGTCAGGAGAACTTTTTGTATCAGGACTATAAGAAGGATTTTTAATATCATCTATTATATCACCCTTACCTTTTGATAATCCTTGAGCAAAAGCACTTCTAACGATTGAATCTAAATTATTTAAAGTAGCCATATCTCTGTTAAGTTTAGCAATATTCTCACTGCCATCCTCATTGACATATCTATTCCAAAACTCAGATAGATTCTTGTTTGATGTTCTAACATTTTCTACAGCTTCATCTGATAATGAAAAAGAAAATTTATCTCCTTTGTCGTTTATATCAAAATCCACGTTTTTAAAGTCAGATAAAGATTTATCTATTTTTTCAGCCCACAATCTAGCATTTTCTTCAGATTGTTTTTTATTATTAACCTTTTCTCTATGCTGTTTTGGAACTGATGATTCTTCTTGAAACTTCTTAAGCTCTTTTTTAGCTTTTTTAGAATCGCTTCTCAATTTAATCTTAGATAACTTTATTTCATCAGCAGTATATATGTCCTCATCTAGCTTATATTGACTATTGAAAAGTAAATCAACCTCATCATTTGCTAAATCTTGATTGTTAAATTTCAAATGAGATTTAACTAAAGCTAATTCATCCATTTCGTCATAATCCGCTGTTTGAGTCTTTAAATACTCTTGAACATCGCCACCTTTAGAAACATAATCATTTAGTCTTTCCATCTGTTCGTTGGCAAAACTTGTATCAGTTCCCTTAGCGGAAAGTAAGGATTCAATTTCTTCATAAGTTTTATATTTACCATTAGTCTTTTCGGCTAATAATTCTTCAAAACTTTTTTGAGAGTTATCTACATCCTCACTTGCTTCTTGAGTAGAATCTTCTTTCAAAGAACTTTCTTCTTGGGTTTCTTCTTTTTTTGCTTCAGTGTTTTCAGTTGTTTCTTGAGATGTAACCCCCTCTTTAACTTCTGTAGTATCTGTAGCTTCTTTAGTTTCTTTAACTTCTTCTTCCTCTGCTAATTCAAAACCCATATTTTTAGCAGCTAATTTTTCAAATCTTTCGTTTGACATTTTCTTAAATTTAAATTAATATCTACAAATATAATAAAAAATTATTTATTATACAATTATTTTACCTTTGTTCTAACTAAATCAGAATCATCCTCAGCTATTCTAATGTGTTCTGACTTAATATTTCCACCTAATTCAATGATTTGCATTTTTCTTTCGTGTTCTGCTTGAGCGAACTCTTCTTTCATTTTAAACTCAGCTTCTATTTTTTGCATTTCCATTTGAGCTTCCATCTGTTTCATTTGAGCATCAGACTGAGCTTTTGCTTGAATAGAAGCTTGTTGTTGCTCAGCATTAGCTCTAGCGTTTTCTTGAGCTGCTTTAGCAGCTTCTTCAGCATACTTTTTACGTCTTATCATAAGTAATTGATTAGCTAATTTTATGTTAGTTATATTTCTAATCATAATAGCGTCCTCTAATCTTAATGCTTGTTGTTGTATTGACACTTGAATATTTTGTTCTAATAAAGCTTTTTGCTCATCATCTGGCAAAGGTTCAATCATAATTCCATAATCAGCCATAGTAACATCCTTACTAACCTCAATAGCTTTCATGTTAAATTCTCCTATAGCTTGCACATACCCTTTATAAGCTCCTTTATATTTAACAATATCTTGAACTCTTAAAGCTACACTTTTAGCGGTGTTTTGAGTTATAGATAATAAAGCTTGATTAATCCATCTTGTAGCGTTGTTAGACGCTAGTAAAGCCATTTTTTGAACACCAACTAAAGATTCTTTATCAGGTTGACTTGCGTCTCTAGCTTCGTTTATTCCTGTAACATCACGAAGCATTTGTAAGTTATATTGATATATAGCAATCAACTCTTGTAAAGCTCCACCAATACCTCCCCCTAACTCTTGTATAGGTATTGAACCACTTGGACTTCCGTCATCCTGTTGTTGCCTGTAATATAAATTACCTGTTTGTTGATATATATCTTGAACCTCAATAGGAGTGAATGTTCCTCCATCTCCCTTACCCACATTCTCTATAGCTCCTAGTTCAATAGCTGAACCTTTTGGTTTTGCTTTAGACATTAAATGTTGTATTTTAAGATGACATAATTGTATTTGGTCAGCAAAAGGAATCATTCTTTCTACAAGGCTTTTGTTGTTCATATTCAGTATGTTAGGAGCATATATAGAATAAGGTAACACAGCTTTTGCTAAGTTACTTTTAGGTCTTAATATATTAGTGGCTAATCCATAATCAAATATATAATCTGTACCTATAATCCATTTTCCTTTGTAAATATTTTCAACAGAAGTCTTTAATTGTGTTCTTTTTTGTTCTGAGTTTTTTGGTTCTTTATAATCTTTCTTTTTTTTATGAACAGAATACCCTCCATATTTATTTTCTTTCTTTTCATAATGTAAGTCATCTACAGTTTTATATAACCCATCTAAAACAGCTATTTTAAAAGTGTCATATTCATGTATTTCATACTCATTATAATAATTAGTTCCTTTTCCTAAGTTTTTAGGGTTCCCATATTTACCAGCATTATTCCTAGCTATCTCCATATACTCTTCTTCTGTAAACTCGTCACCAGCTAATCTTTTTAATTCATGTATAGTTAAATATATAACTTCTCCAGCATGTTGTATGTTTTTAAAATCTGGTCTTGAAGAATGAGATGTGATTAAATTATTAGGGTCTACATATCTAATTGTTAATTTACCATCTTCAACATCTGTTTTACTTGCTCCAATATTTAAAACAACTAAATCTCTAGATATTCTTTTCTTTACCTCGTCCCAATCGTTTAAATAAAACGTCAACTCAATACCCTCCTCCATAGCTATTTCAGTCATTTGTTTATAATTTAAACTCATATATAAGTCTAATTCTTCTTGACTTTCAGGTAAATCTTCATTTCCAGCGTCAAAAGGTAATCCTGATAAACCAGCAACTTCAGCGTGAAAGCCCTTTAATTCCATAGCTGCTAATTTTTTTAATTTATCTTCCGCTCTTTTATCTTTAGAAATTTGGTCAATAGCTGTACATTTTATTTTGTATTCTTGGTTTGTTAATCCTCCAACAATAACATCTACAAATTTTGGTATAACAGGAACAACTTCCCAATTTAAATTAAGATAAGAACTGTCTCCATTAGCTCCTAATAAATCTTTATATTGTTCAATAGACTGCATCCCTTCAGCATACTCTCTATATCTTGTATATCTCTCATTACGAGAAATATACGAGCCGCTTCCTATCTCTTCATCAGCCCACTCTTTATACATCCTTTTAAAGTATTGTATCCCATATTTTTTTTCTAATTTCTCTTCTCGTGAAACGAAAGGGCTTGGGTAACCGCTAAATGCTGTTTTTGCCATTATTTAATTATTTTAGATATTTTTCCATTATTATTGTATCTTCTAACAAAGGGTTCTGTTCTTTTTATTTCAACCTTTGGTTTTATATGTTTTTGAGATGCTAACAAGGTAAATCCACTTGCCATACTAGCATCATATTTTGTTCTATTGTTTACATCAAACTCTAACCAGTCTTTTAACAACTCATAAAAAAACACTCTACCGATTGCTCCTTCTTCGTTTATACCCACATAATCGTAAATATAAGCTTGTATAGAATCTACTAAAGCATTTGCAACAGCTAATCCAGTTGCTGGTATTCCAACTTCAGTTTGTTTTTTACTGAATTTAGTGTGAGTTGATTCTGGTCTAGCCATTAAATATTTTTCATACCCTCTTCTTTTAAAGTATTGTATTAATCCTATTTTGTTATTTTCAACTAATATAGGACACCCATAAAAAATACATTGCATTAACATATCTTCAAAAAATATCTCTGCTTTAGGAGGTCTATGTATATATTGAGATACAAACATATGAGAATCGTCTTGTTCGTGAGCATTAAATTTTCTAAAAATATAACTTGCCGCGTCTGACCTTCTTCCATCTGTAGTTACATCATGGTCAAAAGGGTCACATCCAGATACAAATTCTAATTCATTACCAGGATACTTGTTTCCAAATTTTATAATTTGAGAGTTTATTTTATTTGAATCTGGCAATAAAACAACTGACCACTTTCCTTTTTTATCTGGCCTCCAAACCACTTTAGTGTCTTTAATTCCATTGTTCCAAACAAAATTTCCTCTTGTAACCATCTTACCTCCAGAACCTTCTATATAATCTATTTGTTGATATATTCTTTCGGAGTCAAATAAACAATCATCTGTACTAACACGAAAAGCTTCTTCTGGAGTCCAAGGGAACTGTCTTTTATGTTCAGCTAATTTATTTGTGTCATTTGTAAATCCCTCTCTTATCTTTTTTAAATACTCTTTACTACCAATAGTAATTTCATCTCCATATTTATCAAATACTTTAGATTTTGGGTTTTCTATAACACTTTGTCCATACTCATCTATAAAACCTTCAAATCCATCATAAGCAGGAGTGAAGTATCTATAAAGTCCTGATTTAGTTCTATTTGTACCAATAACCTTATCTTCTTGGTCTGAATCATCCCATATATCTTTAAAAGCTTTACCTCCCTCTTCCATCTCATTAACTGTTGATGGTAAAAAAGCTTTACCAATAATCTTTCTACCTTGAGAAAGAGCTGGTTTAACTATTTGCCAATTCTTTGAACAATCAGCTTCTAACCATTTACCACCCTCATCTGATATAAAAGTTTTTAGTTTTTCCCCATCATATGAATTGTTCTTGGTGTTTCTCCAATCTATCTGACTATCTAATGCTTCTGAGGCTTTAACCTGTTTGTTATTTTTTGTAATTCTTTCCCCAGGTTTCTTAAAAGATAGTACAGTTTTAGGAGAGTCCGTTCCTTCAATAATAGGTTGAAAGAAGTACGGTAACTTTCTAAAAATGTAAACAACCTTGTCAAAGAGCTTTTTAGCGTCACTACCTGTTTTACTTAATATACCTCCATTTGAATTATAAGAAAGAGTTATATCATGTAATACAATAGAAGCAGCTTTCCAAGACGCACCCTGCCTTCTATGTTTTGGCATTATTAACCCAAAACTATTATTATCTTTTCTAACATTATCCCATACAAGAAAAAATCTTCTATCCCTATCCCAATAATCTGGATAACCAATATCAATTTTACACCAGTTTAAATAATAATAATGAGCTCCAGTTATATAAGTGGGAGTCCCATTATTCATAAACCAAACACCATTTAATCTTCTTTCAAACTCTTGTTCAATAAATTTATTTTTCTTTATCTCACTAAGAGAATCCCAATTATCTGGTATAGGATTTCTTGTCCACCTTTGGTTCTTTTTAGATTTGTTATAACCTATAATAGAACTCTTCTTCGGCTTCTTAGGTAAATTAATTTCTATTCCTTGTATATTCATCTTAACTTAATACTACAAATATAGTAAATAATTAGGAAAATACCCAGAATATAATTATATTTGTATCTATTAAATTATTTATTAACAAAAAAAAACAAAAAAATGGGAAATTTTATGCGAGTGCGTACAAAAAAGTACGCAGGATTAAGCGTGGTAAATAAAGGCGCGACCTTTCACCAGGTCGGGATGTCTACAGACCACGTTATTTATGGTTATGATAACTTAGAGCTTATCGGAACCATTACAGGAAGTGATGATAGCGCTGACCAAATTGACATCACTCTAAACTCAGGGATAACACTTACTGCTGGTGAAGTCATTCAGCTTGGTGATAGAACAGGAGTTGATACAACTATTAATTTATCTAGTGGAGATGTTAGTTCTGGAGCTGGATATACTGTCGCTAATGCGGGTGCTGGTACAGGCTCAACAGGGATTACGATAGAGCTTTCAAAAGGCTCAGGATACATTAATGTAACTAACGACACTTCTGGACTATCACTTCCTTTATATAGAAGAACAGGTAGATTACTTTATGCTGATATGGGTTCTGCTGCAGCTCCTATTACAGTGGAAACAGAACAAGTGGCTGTATATCCTGCTGGGGATGCTATCCATAAATCATCAAATCAATTTCTAGATGTTAGATTAAAATCTAAAAATGGAGTTGCTTACGACCCTACTGCTACTGACCCAGATGGTGATGGAGGTGCTCTAATGATTAATCTTGATAGAATTATTTTAATGTATGAAGGAGCTTTATCTACAACTTCAGCAACTGCTGAAGATTGGGTTATATGGTATGACACTTCAAAAACAAATAACGCTGGATTAGATTCACCTTTTGTAGATATATTAGAATGTGAAACTGACTTAGATGGAACGGAAGAGATTTTTGTAAATCATATTGGTGGATTAGGAAATTTTCTTGATATGAAAAAATTATCTGTAAATGGACAGATGGTTGCTTTTCCAGACATTAGTCTTTCTGGAGTTGTAAGAACTAAGAATGTTGTTAGCGCTATTCAGGCTGAGACAGCTGGTACAGCTTCATTTATAGCTAATACAGAAGCTGATGCAGGTGACACTATTATGAAAATAAAAGGTTCTGGTAAACATGGATTTAGTATATTAGTTGTTGATGACAATTTAGCTGAGGTTGCTGGTAAGACTGATTCTGATAATTTATTAGAATAGTAATATAAATTATATTAATAGAAAAAGGGACTTTATGTCCCTTTTTTTATTTTTTTACATTTTTAATATCTATTAAGTCTTGACACTTCTCGTATTCTTCTAGGTATATAAAGTGGTCTAGAAGTGTGTCTATTACCTCATTTTCATTAATATAAGGGTCATATGGGTCAAATATTAACCCAAACCCTTCTTCTAATTGAGCTTCTATTAACTCGTCAAATGTTATTTGTTGAGTTATAAGAAGATATGAATAATGCATTGTTTTATTAATAATTTCTTCTTTATGACGATAATCCTCTAGTTTATCTAACGGTGTTTTCATTTTGCAAATTTTTCAGCGGCACCACCTTTAAAGTGGTTATCCTGGTTATTATTTTCCTTCACTTTTTCCCCCCTCATTCTTTGGTCTAATTTAACCAAAGCTTCCATCATTTCTTGAGCATCCATAAATGCTTTTTTCTTAGACTCTAATGCGTTTTTACGTCTTTCATCAGCAACGTCATCCGCTATAGGTCTTCTAACATCCGCTATTAAGGTTGAGATTCCTTCTTTAGCCGCGTCTAAAAGTTCACTAAGAGTGTCTTCTACATATATTTGTATTTCAGTTTTTTCTTCTTTCATTAATTTAAAACACACATTACATTACTATTTCTCATTCTATAATAATGATTATCGTTAATTTTCATTTTATAATTAGAGTTTTTCTCAAAGAAAACTAAATCTCCTATTTTAAAATCTTCTGAAAATTGATTAATGTATTTAACCACCCCTCTATCTATTCTGTCTTCTTGTTTTATATTTGTAATTATACCATTATCAGATACTTCTTCTTTAGTCTTTAAAGGTTCTACAAATATATAATCCATTAACATAGTTATTTCCCCGTCCCTTTCATATGCGTATATTTGGTCTATATCACACTGATAATATTTTTCTCCTTCTAATTCTATAGGTTTATCTATAACAAGATGATGTATAAAAACTTTATCTCCTTTTTGTAAATTTAAATTATCTTTAACTCTTTTGTTTGGATAAGGAGGGGTATGTTTTACTATACCGTGTTGTCTAGCGTGCCATAATCTATCTATTTCTGTATCTAACCATAGTTCTGTACCGTCAGACATTTTATATTTATTTTCTGTTTCAGTTTCTAATTCTATTAGAACTGTATTACCCATTGAACTTTTTATCATATCAATTCTTTTTCAATTCCTAATTCATATTCTGGAACACATTTGTTTCCAGGTATAGATTTCCATATTCTAGTATATTTTTCTCCAGCTGGAACTACATATATATTATATCTAGCTTCTTGAAAATGTTGAGAGTACGCTTTATCAAATGTAATGTCTACAATTTTTAAAGCTCCTTTTGCTATTGTTTGACCTCTAAGATATGTTATATCTCTATCTCCAGCTGAAACAATAACCTTTCTTATTAAACCTTCAGGTATATCCATTTTAATTTATTTTAATTATTACCACTTGCCTTTTGGGCATTTTTCAACATGCCATTTTGCCTTAACAGCCATTACACAACCACATACGGTACATGTTCCATTAATTTCATCAAGAAGCTCACAGGAATCACATACAGTAAGTCTTTCTTTATACTTGTCTTGTGGAGTGTTTTTAAATCCAGATTTAGCATAATCTAATATTGATTTGCTTAGGTTCCAAGCTTTTTTAATAGTACTTGGTTCTTTTGGTTCTTCATTTAATATTCTCGGCTTTTTCTTTTTCATTTTAATTTAATTATAATACAAATATAATAAAATTATTTAAAACAATATGTTTTGTTAATAAATAGTTTTTCACTATATTTGTAAAATACTAATTATTAAAACAATATAAAATGGCATACACAACTACTAAGAAAAAAACTACTAAAAGAAAAAATAAATCTAAAGGAAGAAAAAAATAAATGGGTTGCGGATGTAATAAGTTATGCCCTAAGTGTCGTAGAAAAAAGAATAATTGTATTTGTAAGAAATAATTATGCCTAAAGCTAAAAGAGATTATAAAAAAGAATATCGTAACGAAAAGAAGTCTAGACGTAAAAGACGTGTGGAGTTAAATCGTTACAATAGACAAAAGGGTACATACGGTAATGGAGATGGTTTAGACGCTTCTCATTGTGGAGGTAAGATAACAGGGTTTGTTAAAGCTTCTAAGAATAGAGGTAAGAAAGGAGAGGGTGGTAGAAAGAAAGGTGTTAAACATAACTATCCAAAGAATAGAAAGTCACCAAGTACAGGAACTAGAAAATCTAGAGGTACTGGGAAAAGAAAATAAATAAATAAATAAATAAATAAATAAACAGAAATTATGGCAGAAAATAGAGATGGAGCGAGCTCAATGGACAACGCTCAATATGAAAAATCAAGCGGAGGTCAAAGAGGTGCTGACCAATGTCAAGGAGTTAAACAACAAATCATGGAGATAGCTCAAAGTGGAGATGTTAAAGCTTTACAAAAAGCATTAAAACAAGCTATACAAATGAAATGTGTAACCGAAAAAGACGCTAACAGTTTATTACAACAAGTGTCTCAAGGTAAATAATAGTGAAACGTAGAAAACTAAACAGTAAGAACCCTAAGTATAACTCTAGCTCCACAGAAGTTAAAAAGGAAATAAAAAGAAAATTAATGTGTACCACTCACCATGGATGTAAGGTTTATGGAGTTTGGTACGAAAACTAAATAATATGGCGACAGAAATAAAACAACAAATAGCATCGTTAAAAGCTCAGATAGCTACATTTAAAAAGCAACAACAAGGACTTGATAAAAATGACCCATTCTATCAAGAATTAGATGACAATATAAAAAGAATGCAAGAAGAATTAGATAAGTTGTTAGCTGAAAACCCACATGATGACGGTACGGGAAGAAAACAACCTCACTCTTAATAGAGACTTCTAAGACACTTTAAGACATAAGGGGGTATACAACCCCCAGAAATAAAAGATAACTCCTTAAATAGGGGTTATTTTTGTTTATACATATATATGGGTGGGGTGTCTTATATACCAAATGGGTACACCCCTCTACTTTCTTTCTTATTTTTAATTCTTTCTTTGTAGTATGCTACTAAGTATATATCTATATATATCTATATATATAACATATAATATATAGTATTACCAACGTATATACCTTGGTATAAAAAAGGTATTAGTTCTATGACGGAATGGGACAATATACAGAACCGAAGCGAATTAATACTATCTGAAAATGAAAATTTTCAACGGGGTAGGTAAGATATGGAATATATCAATATAGATTTGTGAGAATATCCAACGAGCGACGGAGGCACGAGCGAAGCGGACACCTCCACAAATACAAATATTATTTAGAATTAATCTAATTTAATATATAGTATTATATATATAAATTTTTAGCCCTGTCTAAATATATTTTTTATACACATCTAAAAAAAATTTTTCGTTAGACGTACACAAACGCGCAACAATACCTGTTCAAAACTTACTAATAACTTTTTATATAATTGTTTGTTCATGTTATTTATTTTGTTATAGGTATTGAATTACGTTCATCATGGTATATATTGGCACGAAATGAGCAAAAAGGCACAAAAAAATATTGAAATTTAACGAAATTTTGCGGACATTTTAACGCTCCAATAATAACAATA